CCTCGTAGAGCGTCTCAGCGAAGACCTCGATCTCCTCGCCGGTGACAGCGACCCGGATCACGGCTCGGCCTCCTCGCCGTCGCCCGGCTCCTCGACGGGCAGCTCCGGCTCGTAGACCTCGAGGAGGATGAGCAGCTCGCCCCGACCCGGCCGGTGCGGCGGTGAGACGGCGCGCCAGCGTGTGCCGCGCTCGGGACCCGCCACGATCTCGACCACGTCGCGCATCCGGACGTCGATATGCGCGCGCAGCTCGGCCTCCATCGTGCCGGCGGGAAGCTCGCCCGCGCCGTAGTTGGCCAGCATCCGGCGCGGCGGCCGGACGTCGATCCACGCCATGCCGACAGCCGGGTAGGCCGTCTCGACGTCGCCGAGCGCGCCACGCCCCTCAGTCGGGCGCCGGACCATGGCGCGGCTGCGGAGTCTGCCTGCTCTCATCAGGCCACCTCGTAGTGTCGAATGCCCCAGAGCAGCCGGTCGACGGCGAGCGGGACCGTCGTCGCGATCGTGCCGGTGACGACCGCCTCCCGGTGCTCATACCAGTGCCCGACCAGGAGCAGAATCGCCTGCCGCGCCGCGTGCGGAATCTGCCCGCCCTCGTAGCCCGCGCGGTAGCGGATCCGCACGCTGCGGCCAGCGGGCCACCGGCCCACGGGTGCGAGCGTGCCGGGCATCGTCAGGCGCTCGACCGTGTAGGCGTCCGCGCCCAGCTCCACCTCCGCGCCGCCCGCGTCCACGTATCGCACGCCCTCGACCTCGAGGAGCGGCGGGTGTGGGAGCGCGATCGGCCCGGCCGGGAACGCGGCGAGCCGCGCCTCCCACGTCGCGGGCGCGAGCGTGAGGCGCGTCACGACCTCGCAGTGCTCGCGCGCGGCGGGGATCAGCGCCTCGATCAGATCGTCCTCCTCGTCGTAGTCGATGCGGCAGTGGCGCTTCGCCTCCTCGAGCGAGACAGGCTCGACGACCGGGCCGGCGGACGGGACGCGGACCGTGGTCACTTCTTGGCCTTCGGCTGCGACTTCTTGGGTGCGGACTTCTTCGCGGCCTCGCTCGAGATCACGCGGGCGCCTCGCGCCCACTCCGCCTGAGCGTCGGTCAGCCCCACCCGCTCGCCGGCCCTCTTGCGCTCGCCGCCGATGATGCAGTCAGCGATCAGCTCGTACTCCATTCCTTGCTCCCTTCACGGCCGGGGAGGTCGACCTCCCCGGCCCCAGCGAGAGGATCAGCCACCCGACGGCACGTCGAGCACGACGAACGGGGAGACGGTGTAGCCGCCCTCCGTCATGATCGGCTCGGTGAGCCACGGCCGCGCGTCGACCGTCTTGAACGCCTTGACGACCGTCTTGTTGTTGACGAAATGGACGTGAGGCGAGGCGGCGACGATCGGCCCCACCCCGTCCTTGATCAGGTAGTACTGCCAGTCGACGAGCAGCAGGTCGCCGCGTGCGCCGAGCTGCGGGCTGCGCTCGTTCAGCCGGACCGGGAGGCCGAGCAGCGTGCCGGGCGCACCGTCGCGCGCGTTCGGCTGCCAGAGCGGCTGGCCCGCCTCGTCCTTCATCTGCATCAGCTGCGGGAGCGTGGTCTGCGACGTGACCCACTCGAGCGATCCGCCGTGCTTCGCGCGGGCGTACATCGTGACGATGTCCGCGTAGCTGATCTGGTTCGCGGCCGCGCGGTTGATCTCGATGACCGCGCCGGGCTTCGGGAGCGCGGGCGGACCGGCCGCCCCGGCGAAGAGCGGGCCCAGCGGCTTGCCGCTCCCGCTGCCGCCGAGGAACGCGACATCCTCCGCGGCGATCAGCGCGCCTCGGAGCTGGCGCTCGATCAGCGCGCCGGACGCGCCCCAGTTGCGGAGCAGCTTGTCCGTGACGACGATGTGACCCGCGACCTCCTGGGGCGCGAGGCCCACCGGCCGGATGCGGAAGTCCGTCTCCGGCTTCTCCTCACCCTCCGCGATCCACTCCACCGTGACGCCGCCGTACATGTTGGCGTCGCTGCCCTGGTCGAGCGCGACCATCTCGACGGGCGCGTCCGGGTTCGACCCGGCCGGGATCACGGTGGCACGCGGCCGGACGATGGCCTCCTGGGGCGCGACCTCGAGGAATGTGTCGAGGAACTCCTCGGGCACCGCGTAGCCGCCGGACGCGTCCACGCCCATCGACATCTCGCGGTCCTCGACCTCGACCGCGTGGCCGAGGCGCGGGTCGTTCGGCGCGAAGCGCACCGCGGCGAGGAACTCGCCGAAGCTGCGGAACTCGCCGCGGCCGCCGTCGTCGGGGCGCACGACGCCACGCGGAGCCGCACGGCGCGACGCCGGCTCGTCGAGCGTCGCCTCGAGTTCCGCCTCGGTGCGCTCGAGCCGCTCCTCGCGCTCGATGTCGCCAGCGAGCACCTCCATCTGTGCTTCGAGGCCGTCGAAGCGCGTGCGCTCCTCGTCCGTCAGGTCACGACCCTCCGCCTCCGCGGTGTCCAGGATCGTGCGCGCCTCCTCGGCGAGGCCCGCCCGCCGCTGGCGCAGTCTCAGGGACCGTCTCATCTCACCCTCCCATGGGTGTGGGGTACATGATGGCCGGCCTCTGCCAGCCTGAGCCGCCGGCGGCGGATCTCGATTCCGGCCCTCGCGGCCGGCGCTGCGTCGCTCTTCGCCTCCCGCCACCGCTCCAGCGACCGCACCGCGACGGCGGTGTCGGGGTAGGCCGGGAACGTGACGGGGGAGACCTCGTAGAGCTCCTCAATCTCGAGGATGGTGCGGATGAGGAGGTCGCCCTCCTCCGTCCACTCATCCCGCGCGACGCGGAAGCCGAAGCTCATCTGATCCACGTCGCCGCGCTCGATCGATGTCATGAGGTCGCGCGCCCACTGCGTATCGGGCGGCGTCGCCTCGATTCGGAGCCCGAGCTCGTCCTCCTCGACCTTGAGCGTGCCGCTCCGGGTCCGGCCGAGGACGTGACTGCTGTCGTGATTCCAGAGGCATCGCACGTCGGCGCCTTCCAGCGCCCCGGCGAACGCGCCGGGGGCGATCACCTCGACGAAGCTGCCGTAAAGCAGTTCGCTGCGGCGACCAAAGAGCGCGGCGTAGCCGACCAGCCGGTCAGGCCCTTCGCCCTCCGCCTGCACGCGGAGCTCCGCGGCGGGCAGGTATCGCAGCTCCCTCGTCGTCTGCGTCGTCGTCATCCGTCCTCCCGTGTGGGCTGGCCGCCATAGTCAGGATCGAGGAGCCGCCCGGCGCTCACCATGTTGACGGGCACGAGGTAGATCTCGCCCTGGCCGTCGGGCAGCGGGTTTCTGTCCTCGAGCTCGTTTACGTCGTCGGCCGATAGCCAGCCCCACTGACGGCCGATCGCGTAGGCGTCATAGCGGCTCTTGAGGTCGCCGCGGAGCAAGCCCTCCAGCGTGTGGCGGATGTAGAGCGTGCGTCGCTCCTCCTCGGTGAGGAGGTACTTGGCGAGCGCCTGCTCCCACCGCACACACCACGGGCGGATGGAGATCGTGACGAACTCGATCGACTGGTGCTCGACGTTCGAGTACGTCGCGCGCTCGAGGTCGCGGAGCAGGTGCGGCGGCAGGTTCAGGATCCGCGCGACCTCGGCGACCTGGAACTTCCGGGTCTCGAGCATCTGCGAGTCCTTCGGGCTCGCGCCGATCTGCTTCCATTCCATCCCCTCCTCGAGGATCGCGATTCGGTGCGCGTTCTCGAGGCCGCTGTGGATCTCCTGCCAGCTGGCACGCAGCCGCTTCTGCGCGTCCTCGCCGATCTTGCCCGGATGCTCGAGCACGCCCGACACCGTCGAGCCCGACCCGAAGAACTGAGCGCCATACGCCTCGGCGGCGAGGGTGAGCCCGATTGACTCGCGCATGTGCATGATCACGTCGAGGCCGAAGATCCCGTCGCGGGAAAAGCCGCGGACCGGGATCAGGTCGCCGTCGAGGATGCGGCGGTCGGCGCCGTTCGGGGCGCGGACCATCCAGCGCAGCCTCCCGTCCGCATCGCGCGCGGCCGTGACCCGGTGCGGCGTGATGGGCCAGAGATGCTTGGGCCGCCCACCGCCGTCGCGCTCGATCTCGATGAATCCCGTGCCCGCCGTCGTCGCGAAGCTCTGGACCATCTCGCGCAACTCCATCGAGGTCTGCTCGGGGTTCGGGTCCTCGTGGAGCAGGTCGTAGAGCCGGTGGTCGCGGGCGAGGTCGCGGCCGCGAGGTGTGCGGCGGCGGTAGAGCTGGAGCGGGACCGAGCCGACCGACTCGGAGATCAGGCGGACGCCGGCGAACACGGCGGTCGACGAGAGCGCGCTATCGTGCGTGACGGACACGCCCGCCCGGACCGGCGCGGCGCGAAGCGCGCGCACCAGCCAGGGGTGTGGGCCCTCGCTGACCCACTGGCCCGAGCGCTCCTCGCGCGGACCCAGCAGGCGAGTGAGGACCGACATCAGCCCTCACCCCCTGCGGGCGGCCGCCGCATCACGGCCACCGCGATCAGGAGCACGCCGAGCAGGATCAGCGCGGCCGGCGGATAGATCCACCAGACACCCCCTCCGAGGAGGAGCAAGCCGAGCAGGGCGATCAGGTCGTGGAGGTCAGGCATCGCGAGTCCGGGAGCAACGCAAAAAGGCCCCTCCCCGGTCGTCGCCGGTGGAGGGGCCTCGCTGGCCGTCTGTCGTGCTGCGGGGCTATGCGCCCACTGCCGCTTGCGCGGCTACTCCATACAGTCTACACCATCGGGGCCCGAGCGCAAGTCACACAGACACGAGCCCCCGCTCCTCGTACACCGACCGCCCTCCGTCATCGTCCGCCATAGCCCGGCCGAGCGCCATGATGAGCGCGACAACGCCGTCGATCTTGTTCTCGGGCCGCTCCTTCCGTGGGAAGACGTTGTCGTTCGCGTCGACCCTCGCCGTCACGTTGCTCATCATCCACCCGAGGACCGGGCACCCGTCGTGGTGGAGCCGCCCCGCCTTCACCAGCGCCTCGACCCACTTCATCGGCTCGGAGAGGTAGCGGACTCGCTGGGGGACCTCGACGCACTCGATGCCGTCGCTCATCAGCTCGTCGATCAGGTGCGTCGCGTTGTCCGGGTCGAAGCCGATGGCGGCGATCCCGTACCGCTCATCATCGTCCAGGAGGTCGTCGCGGATCTGGCGGAAGGCCGTGATCTCGCCCGGCGTGGCGATCAGGTGGCCGTCGTGGACCCAGCCCTGATAGTGCTGGGCGTCCGGCTCCTCGACCCGCGCCTCGGGCAGGTAGTAGCGGCCGAAGGCGAAGTAGTGATCCTCGCCGTCCACCTCGCGGCGGAACACCTTGACCGCGGCGGCGATGTCGATCTTGGACGCGAGGTCGAGGCCCACCCAGCACGACTCGCCCTCGAACTCCTCGATGGGCGGCGCGTCCGCCTGGCGGTGCCACTCCTCCATGTTCATCCACGCGGACCGGGCGCCGACCCAGACGTTGAGGTGCTTCGTTTTGAATGCGTTCTGGAGGCGACTCGAACGCATCGCCGCCGCCTGCTGCGACCGGAGGAAGTCGCCGAACACGCTCACGTCGTAATTCGGATTCGCCTTGCGGAGCGCCTCCTCGCTCGTCCAGTCGTCCCCCTCGTCGATCGTGTAGATGATCGCGAACATCTCGTCGTCCTGGACCGTGCCCTCGAGGACCCGGATCGCGTCCTGACGGAGCGCGAAGCACGGCCCGGCGGTGTCGACGCCCGCCGTCGTGATCACGTACTGGAGCGGCTGTGTCCGGGCGCCCATGCCGGTCAACATCGTGTCGTAGAGGCGGCTCGTGCGGTGCTCATGGTACTCGTCGACGATCGCGCACGACGGCGAGGCGCCATCCCCCGGATCGCCGATCAGCGGCTCGAGGCGCGAGCCGGTCGCCTCGATGCTCAGATTTTTCGCGCCGACGTGGATCCCGTACGCCTCGAGGAGGTCGGGGGTGCGCTGCGCCATCAGCCGCGCAGGGCGGAACACCTCCCACGCCTGCTTCTCGGTGGTGGCCCCGGAGTAGACCTCCGCACCCTCCTCATCGTCGGCGGCGAACATATAGAGCGCCACACCGGCGGCCATCACCGATTTCGCGTTCTTTCTCGGGACCTCCTGATAGACTCGCCGGAAGCGGCGGAGCCCGTCCGCGCGGCGGAGCCAGCCGAAGATGCTCATCAGGATGAAGCACTGCCACGGCTCGAGCTCGATCCTCGCACCGCCTCGAGCCCACACGCCTTTTGTGTGGGGGAGGAGCGAGACGAATCGGCAGACGCGCTCGCCCTTCCGCACGTCGAACCCGAAGGGGTACTCCGGATCCTCGGACCGCGCGAGGTCGCCGAGGTAGCGCTGGCAAGCGAGCTGCACGTACCGGCAGGCGAGGACACGGCCCGCGACCACATCCTCGGCGTAGCGGTGGCCGGCCTCGACGTGCGGGAACTGCTGGGCGCTCATCCGAGATCGGCGAAGGCGTTCCGGGGCTTATCGGGGGCGGTCGGCGCGTCGATCCGGGTGCGAGCGGCCGGGGTGAGGCCGAACTCGACCAGGTAGCGGCGCATCTGCGTGAGCGCCGTGTTTGAGACCCCGACCTCGGGCCGCTGGACGGCGTACCCCGTGTCAGTGTACTGGACCATGCCGTGCTTCTCGATCTCCCGCTCGGCCTGCCACCACCGGGCGTAAAGCTGGCAATAGGCGGCGAGCGCGGCGCGGTCGACCTGAGTCAGCAGGCCGAGCTCCTCGAGGTGCGGGACCAGTCGGCGCCACTCGCGCTGCGCTTCGGGGTGCAGCCACGTGGGGCAGCTCGGTGTGGACGGATCGGGCTGCGGCTCGCTCTGCGGCGCGCGGTCCGGCCTGTATGTCCCCTCGAGAACCTTCAGGCGCGTCGGCTTGCGCGGACGTCCGGGTCCGGGCATCGAAACCTCCCATGCTGAATATTGACGGCGTGAAAAATCGAC